CATTGTAAGATTCAGGCTAATGGAGTTGTTGGACTACCAGAAATATTTCCGAGTCATAGGTGATTTCGGTGTAAACGCATCACTGCAAACTGTGTTCTGGGCTAGTATTGTCAAAGATATCATGTCGGCTAATGCTGATGTATTCTGCTCTGACAGTAATTTCGGCAAAACCATTTTCGTCAATGGTCCAGATGTTGATGTGATGAATGAGCACCTATGGAAACTGCGCAATAACAGGTGTGGATGGTACATGATCTTGTTTTCTGATGACAGTTGTATAGCCACACCGGATGGAGGATTATATAATCTTGATATTTCTTCTTGTGACTCATCCCACACAGAAGCTATCTTCAGTGCCGTACTTGAAGCTTTCCATGCTCCCGAACATCTCAAAGAGATTATCTATCACCAGATGAGTGCCTACATCAAAGTGGTCACACCACATATTGACGAAGTTGATTGTAGGCAGCGCGGACGTAACACATTCGTACTGGCGCCTACAGAATTGTACATGGCAAGTGGTATCGGCATAACGACATTGGTTAATTGTTACGCTAATAAGCTAATAGGACGTGAGATTATCCGTAGTGGCGCCATAGACCCGGCTAGTATTATTGATGCAGCCAAACGTGTCGGTTATGACATCACATTAGACAAGTGTGAGTGCTTAGAGGATTTGCAATTCTTGAAGTGCTCGCCCGTCATGTCAATAGATGGTTCATACACTTTCATGCCCAATCTTGGTCCTGTTGTTAGAGCCATTGGAGATGCTAAAGGAGATTACCTCATACCGAAGGGTAGCTCTTTTGAGGCTGTTGTGATCAAACAAAATGCCCAACTTGTCCATTCGGCATTCTCCATGTACGAGTTTGGGCTGTCTACATTTGACACTACGGATAATATTAGCTTTGATGGAGCTTTGTACTCCTACAAACCACCAGCTGTGAGGAGATATGTCGACTTATCTAGTTTGAGCAGGCGATATCGATTGACGACAGGAGAAATCGGAGGGCTCGTTGATGTAATTAACTTGTTTTGTACTTCAACTACCACTATCGGTTACTTTTACAGATCAATCGTCGTTGACCGAATACTGTCTAAAGATTACGGTTACGGATACGTCGATTCACACAAAGCAGATCTAAACTTCTCTGGACATCATATGTTGTAATAGGTTGTTTTAAATACTTGGGTATTACAACATTAACATGAAGAACATCACCACTAACAAGTACCTCATTCACAAGAGGTAACAACCGGG